CTGTTCTATGACAAGCTCTTGAAGAGCACGTTGATATGATTGTTCATATAATTGCAGCATTTCCGCTGGTCCCTTCAGAAATTTGAAGGCTTCTGCAAGACATCCATAAAGTAATAGTGCGGGTGCATTATTACCCAACCAAGAGGTTGTGTTGGAACTAGATAGTCTTGTTGGTAATCTAGTAATTCCTAATTCCACGTTATACGCTGAATCTGGCGTCGGTGCAACATAAATCGTATTATGATCCCACCAAGCCCAATATTTAGGTGTTCCTTCTGATGTTCTATCTGGCCAATATTCATTCATAAAGCTTATATCTCTTTGCTCTAAAAAATCTCTAGTTGGCGTTCCAGAAGCAGGGTAAATTTGAAATGTTCTAACTGTACCAAGTGATGTTGGTGTAGGAGTTGTACCACCCGGTAATGATAGAAAAGCATTACTTGCTATAAGATTAGCTGTTTGGTGTGATTTAAAAACATCTAAATCAATATCTCTAAATATCCTATTTTCTGTGTGTTCAATAAAATCATCGGTAATTGTTGAAGATAATACTGCTGTACTAACTTCTGTATAATTTAAAATTTGTGTTGTTAATTCTGCGTATGTAACGGCCATTATGATGTACTCACTGTTACGGTTCCAATTTTTAATCCAACTACTGGAGATTTTTTATCAGAAACTTGCATACTATTATTATATTCAAAAAATCCTGCACCACCAAGAAAAACTGTCATTGGTTCTACTCTTGAGGGTCTAGCATTTTTTAAACTTTGTCCATCTGGTTTATGTTGTTGTCTTTCCAGTTGTGGATGTTTAGGTTCATATTCAGAACTATGTACTAAAGAACCATTCCATTCTTTTACCATTTCATTATAAGGAAATTCTAATCCACTACGATCAGATATTGCTTTTGCATATTTACCTGCTGCATGTGCCATTAGATAACTCCTCTTTCTGGTGTAGCAAAGAAACTGGAACGTGGTCTATCTTCTTCCGAAGCACGTTGCCATTCTTCTTCATATAATTGTTTTAATAACGGTGTTCTCTCTGGTGCTTTTTTTACAGAAGTATAATAAGCTAATCCAGAAGTTAAACACGGTAAAAATCTTGTAGGTACTTCTAATTCATTTTCATAATTACCAGCATCTTGTATTTTAGTTAATCCCCAATACTTTAAAGTATGAGCACCATCTGGTGTTGGATATAAATACAATGTTGGTGTTGAAGCACCCCTTTGTAAAAAATATTGTACAGGAGTGCCTTCTGTAGATTTTTTAGAAATATTTAAATATTCAGCACGACTAATACGATCAACTTCTACATCTGTTGTTGTATCACTTGTTGTATATAAAACAGCTTCTAATATATCTACTAAATCAGAATCTAAAGTATAACTAGTTGTACTTGCAGTTAATGTTTTTGTACGAAGTTCAACCGTCCAAAGATTAATACCTCTGTTAGCCCATTCAGCCAACATAATATTAAGTGAACGTCTTGCACTTTTTAAATCATAACCAGATCTAGAATTAATTCCACATCTTTCAAATGCTTCCTCTATAACTTGGTCTACGTCTAAATTAAAAGTATTGGTACTAGAAGTTGCCATCTAAATACTATTTTCCTTTTTTATTTACGGAACCACCCTTATTATATTTTTTCTTTACAGCGCCACCCTTTTTATAATTAGGTTTCATTTTTTTTGGGGGTCTCCCAATTTTACTTCCGTATGTTCCCGGTCCTTTTGGCATTTTGCCTCCTTTTGATATTTGTTCAGGTATCGATGATCTCGATATCATTTATTAGAATGTTTTTCTTAACTGTAATACTATAGTGTAATGATCATGGTTAGTATGTCCATGAGTTGTTAAGTCAATATCACCATCAATACCAGAACCAGCATTATTTTTAATGCCGCCAAATGATCTAAAATCCATATGTCCTGAAACATTCCCTGCTGCTGCACTTCCGCCTAAAACTGCTGCAACGACATTTGAAGTTGCATTCCATTCCAAAGCTACGCGCATACCACCAATATCATACCATATTTGTTCGATATGAACTCGTGAGCAAGCTGTACCGTCTGCTGCTGAAGTTAAACTTGCTACATCAACTTTTTCAACTGAACTTTCTCCAGTTCCATCCGATATGTTTGTTAATTTTACAATGGCGGTTTTACCACCATCTGATAATGTTTGACTTGTTACTGCGTCTGCCATTTTTCCTCCTGTTGGAGAGAGGGGGCTTTCACCCCCGCTCCATTAAAGTTGTTTATTCGTATACTAGTCTACTCATTGCAACGAAATGAGTATTAAGTGCTTCAGCCGCCGCTGCTCCTGCTTCAATTCCATTGTAAGGAATAAAATCAACATCGTTAGTTAACGCTGCTGTTGGAGTAGTGCCTTTTGTTACAGCCGTACCGCCAGTAGAACCAGAAGTAGTTGTAACATTATACTGTTCACCATTTACAAAAATGTGTGCTTTTCTATCACTATCAATTTTAATTTTTAAGTGATATGGTGTGTTTGCTGCAACAGTAATTGGTAATTGACTGATATAATCAGTGCCACCAATACTATGAACAAAGTGCCATTTAGTAAAATCAGTAAATGCTTCTGAGTTAGTAGCATCTGTTTGAAATTTAAAGTATGCTTGATCATTATCAGTTGCAACTAATTGTCCGTTAGCAGTTCCTGTCAATTTTAAACCGCAAAAAACTTTTTGGTTATCAATTGCAGGCATCATAATTGAAGTTTCCCAATGAGTTTCATTTTCAGTTCCCCATTGAACTCCACTCCAACCTGTAATTGCTCCCGTATCAGCAGTACCATCATTATCTAAATGAGGGTAAATAATTGCTTGATCTTGATCTGCTCCAGCAGTTGTTGCTAGAATTCCACCTGTAGTAGCACCGAAAGTAACTAAAGCAGATGTCATATTAGTTCCAGCTACTTCCCAATCGTAGTTCAAAGTTCTTTGAACTTCAACTGTAGATGCTTGGTCTAAGTTAGCATTTAGTCCCGGACGTCTGTTAAACCATTCCTCAACATACCATCTTCTGGCATCTCTTGGATAGTCACCTACTGTCCTATCTGATATTAAACCAGTAGTAGTATTTTTGCTAACTAGCTTCATCCCATTCTCTGAACGAATAGGACCGTTAAAAGTTGTATTAGCCATTTTTTTACCTCGTAAGTAAAGTTACACTGTCTCTACGAGCGTCTGCTAGGGCAGTCAGTATAACAAGTTATCCTAGTTATTATGTGGGGGCATAGCCCCCACAAAGTAATTATTATTAAGCTCCCGGAGAACCGAAAATACCTCTCCAGTCAGACCAGCCGAAGCTGTATCTTTCTCTGGCTTTGTATTTAACGTTTCCAGTTTCAAAGTCGCCTTCCATTTTAGTGGAAATAGCAGCTCTTTGGAAGTGTTTCATTCCATTTGGAGCATCAGTTTTAATGAAGAATGCATCAGTATCAGTTAGGTAGTTGTTAACTACATAACCTTGAGGTATCATACCCATACTTTTATGTGCATTAGTATCATTATCAGCAGTTGCCGGTCTTAAATTAGACTTCATAAGTCTTTCAGCAACAAATTGTAAGTTTACTGGAATAATCATTTTCATACCGTTGAGAGCGACTTTTAAGCCTCTATCATCAGTAATTCCAGCAATATCAATTAATGCTTGTTCAAGAGAGGTCTCGTTAAGATCTGCCGCAGTGCTTAATTCGTTTTTAACGTTTCCGCCAGTAGTTGGATGGGCAGTAGAAAATAATTCTACTCCGTCTCCACCTGTGTAAGAACTGCTAAATCCGTTATTAAGAACGTTTGCTGCTTTCACTTGTTTAGCATTACTCATAGAACGAGCAAGTGCTTTAGTGTAACGAGAACTGATTTTGTCGTAAAGGTTATCCTCTACTGCTTCCTCAGTGATTGCAAAAGCAAGTGCTATAGTTTCGTGAGTATAGCGAGCAGTGAAAGACTCAGAAGCATCATCAAAATTAACTGATGTACCTTCTGGTTTTACTGAAGCTGTACCGAAACCGGATAACATTACTTCTTCTTCAAAAGCACGATCAGAACTTTCTGTATCAAAAATTTCTGCGTGCTGGTTTTCGTATCGGTCATATTCCAAACCAAACAGAGCATTAAGGCCCGGTTCAAGTTCTTTAACCAGTTGTGATCTAGAAATCGCCATTTAAGCCTCCTTATGCTAATGTTGCAGACTGCAAGAAGAAATGCAAGTCTTGTGATGGAACAACATATGCGTTAGCATTTGCTGAACTTGTATCACTGTTGTTTGGATCTTTAGATATCCCAATTTGTTTCCATTGACCTGTGGTAGCATTTGAATCAGTATCAAGTTCTTGAGTAGATCTACCAGTGTAAGTGCTTCCACCTACGCCTACTAAATCCAATCCAGTAAAATTGATTGCTTCAGTTGCTGTACCATCATGTTGGCCTTCAAAAACAATTTGAGGATCGTCGAAGACATAAGCTTCAATATCCGAAGCATTTGTATCTGCTGGATAGTATTTAGCCCATGTCGGTTTACCTGTGGTAGGGTCCGTGTATTGACAACCATTAAAGACACCTAGAAAAATAGCATTAGCTGCTACAGTTTCTATAGTACCAGCAGTTTTGTGCGATACCATTTGCCCTTGATAAAGAGCAGTGTCATAGTTAGTTGTAATTCTATACGTTTGATTACGGATTTGCCCACCAGTAAGATGCCTTACGGGTCTAAACCCGAATGCTGCGTCTTGGTTAGCCATCGTTTTTCCTTTTGTTTAAAGGGTTATATTTATATAATTCGATGGAGAGAAGAGCTAAAAAATTATTTCTTCCGGTTACCACCGAAGGTTACACGACTTTGCCTATCTGGTTTAGAGAT